ATATTTGATGAAGCCCATCATCTTGATACTCCCATAAGAATAGGATATTTTAGTACTCTCGTTCCTAAATTAAGAGTGTTTCTTTCTGCTACATTAAGTTATAGATTTTTAAATAGACTTGAATATTACATAAAAGATACAATAACTAAGATAGACTATTCGCTTCAGGATGCTATTGATTCAGGAATAATACAAAAACCTGAGATAAGACTGATTCCTTTGGAATTAGATGATAAGGTAGTTAATGAAGAAATAGTAGAAGCTTGGGGTAATAAAAAACTTAGAAAAAGGATAGATTGTAACTATAATCAAGCCTTTAGATTTACTAGTAAATTGTTTAAGAAAGCTAATCCTTGTGTAGAAGTTCATATTAAATGCACTCAATTACAACATTATGAATACCTAACTAAAAAAATGGATTATTATAAAAAAGTATTTGAGATGTATGGAATTGAAATAATGAAGAACCAATGGTTACAGTACGGTTCAAGAAGGAAAAGATTTCTTGGAGAACTTAAAACCAAAGAAGCAGAGAGGTTGGTTAAGTATGTAAAAGATAAGAGATTTATATGTTTTTGTACCTCAATTGAACAAGCAAATGAATTAGGAGGAAAATATGCAATTCATTCAAAGTCTGATTCTAAGGCTCTGGAAGATTTAAATAGTTTCAAATCCAATAAACTCTTTGCTGTCAATATGTTACAAGAAGGTATGAATCTAAAGGGAATTGAAGTTGGAATAATTGTACAATTAGATGGCCAGAAATTAAGGTTTATCCAGCGTACTGGAAGAGTATTAAGGTCTGATTTTCCTGTACAATATATTCTATATTTCAAGAATACTAGAGATGAAGAGTATTTAGTAAATGCGTTGGAAGGTATAAATGAAGAATATGTAAAGGAATTTAGATATGAAGATAATAATTGATGATGCAATACTTGAAAAATATAAAATTCGTATTGCAGAATGTCTTTATTGGTTTCTATATGCTAAAGGGTGCGACATAAAAGAGATTGAGAAAGAACTAGTAGATAATGGGTTAGCAGAAATTAAAGATGGAGAATTCAGTGCTATAACAGAAGGAAAGGAGGATTTATTGGTATCAGTACTACTTCAACAATCTGTAACTATAGATGAAAAATGGTTTTATGATGTTGCAGATGCATTAAGGGCAGTATTTCCAGAAGGCAAGAAACCAGGAACTGCTTATTATTGGAAGGATAGTACTGCTATTATAGCACAAAAGCTAAAGACTCTTAAAAATAAGTATGTGTTCAATTTTACAAAAGAACAAGCAGTACGAGCAGCAAAAAAGTATATTGAATCCTTCAATGGAGACTATACATATATGCAGTTGCTGAAGTACTTTATTCTTAAGAAAGACCCATCTACTGGAGAATTAAGGTCGGATTTTATGTCTTACATAACTAATGAAGGACAAGAGGATTTAGACAATAATTTATGGCAGACACATTTGGTATGAGTGAAGGGTTAGTACAAAGAGCAATAGCTAATCTTAAGAAGAGAAGACAAAACCTTCTTGATGGTAAGATTAACAGTATTCCTTCTCCATTTAAGAGATTTTCTTATGACTTTCCAGGATTAGAGCAAGGTGTATACTATGGCATAACGAGCTACACGAAAGGCTCAAAAACTCAATTTACTCTAAATCTTTTATTTGAGGCTCTAGTATATGCAATAGAACACCCAAGCCAGCTCAAATTAAGAGTGTTCTTCTATAATTTTGAAGAGACTGATGAGAAAATAATGAATAGATTTCAAAGTTGGATATTAGCGAAAGTTGACAAGATAAGAATTTCTCCTCAGAATCTAAGAAGCACAAGAAATGATTCTCCATTACCAATTGAAATAATTGATAAGCTTGAAAGTGAAGAATATAAAAAGTATTTTGATGCTTTTGAAGAATCTTTTGTGTTTAGTAGCACAGCTAATCCCACGGGAATTCTGAAGGAGTGCAGAAATTATGCTGAAGCCAATGGTACTGTGTATAAGAAAAAAGTTGAATATTCAGATACTGAAATATTTGACTATTATGAACCTAATGACCCAACAGAATATAGAATTATTGTATTGGACCATATAGGAATCATAGATTTGGAGAGAGGAATGAATAAAAAGGAGGCAATAGACAAGACAAGTGAATATCTTGCAAAATATCTAAGAAACAGATACGGCTTTACCTCTATTGTAATTCAACAACAGAATACTTCAGGAGAGAGTAATGATAGTGTAAAACTTGGGAGAATTCGTCCCTCTGGAGCTGGCTTAGCTGATTCGACCTATACTCAAAAAGACCAAAATGTATTATTTGGATTGTTTAATCCTTATAAATATAGCCTTCCTGAGTATATGGGATATGATATTAGAAGACTTAAAGACCATATTAGATTCTTAGAAATTGTAGTAAACCGTGATGGCGAATTAGGAGGAATATGTCCATTATTCTTTGATGGTGCAACTTGTAGTTTCTTTGAAATGCCGTTGCCTGATAATAAAGTAGAACTTGAGAAAGTTTATAAGTATGCAGAGAGTTTAGATAAACCAAAGAAAGTAGAGACTACTTTATTTAGTTGGTTTAAGAAATTAAATATATTTAAAGTAAAAACAGAATGATAGAATTACCTACAGAAAGAAGACCAATTCAAAATTACAATCCTAAGTTATTGGTATTGTTTGGCAAGCCAAAAAGTGGCAAGTCTACACTGATGGCATCATTAGACGATAATCTTATTATAGATTTGGAAGATGGATATAGAGCATTAAGTGTAATGGCAGTGGTTGCCAAGACTTCTCAGCAATTATTTGAGGTGAGAGATGCTTTAAGAGAGAAAATGGGTTCTCCAGATAATAAAGTTCCTTATAAGTATATCACTATTGACAATGCTACAAGGCTTGAGGAAATGGCATTAAATTATGCTGCCCAACTTTATAGAAGTACACCAATGGGCCAAGGTTGGGGAATGCTTAAAGACAAGAAAAATCCTATGCTGAATGCTAAAGACAAAGACGGAAAGCCTATTCCTGACCCTAAAGCTGATGTAAGAGTTCTTCCTAATGGTGCAGGATATTTGTATCTTAGAAAAGCAGTAAAAGAACTTATTGAAATGTTTAAGCCTTTCTGTGAAACTTTAATCCTTGTAGCACATGTGAAAGACAAGCAAATTAAGGTTAATGGGGAAGAAATGTCAGAAATGGCTGTTGACCTTGCTGGAAAATTAGGAGATATTATTTGTGGAGAAGCAGATGCAATAGGCTATATCTATAGAGAAGGTAATAAAACAATAATCTCATTTGAAGGAGGAGATAATACTATTAAGGAAGCTAGACCTCTTCATTTGAGAGGAAAGAAATTTATTGTTGCTGAATCAGACACAAGCAACAATATAAAGGTAAATTTGTCTGAAATTTTTATCTAACAAATCAATCAATCAAATTAATTAATTAATTATGGAAAAGAAAGAATTGTCAACAAGACAGTGGGCTACCATTAAGAGAACTGCCCAGAATGTTTTACCTCTTATTGAGAAGAGAGCAAAGTTAGAAAAGTATATAGCAGAACTTGAAGCTATCAATGCACAGATTGAAGGCATGGAGTATGGCACTAAGATTCTTACTGGTGGTTATACTAGTGAAGAGATTGTCAAGAGAGTTGTTAGTGACTATATTGATTCTAGCACAGGAGTAGTTAAGACTGGCAAGGATGGTCGTGCTTTGAAGATTACAAAGTATGTTCCTAATACTGATGTAGTTGAATTTGATGCTCAGGCAAATGTGTATTATATTGCTCCGAAGCCTATTGAGACAACAGAAGAAGTAAATCAATAATTAATAATTTAAAAGTAATATTACTATGGCAATTGCAAAAGGTAATGAAACAAAAGAAGTATCATTCAAGAGATACACTGGAATTGGTAATGTG